ATTTCAGCAAGTTCAGAAAAAAGTATCTCTGTGGGTTGCTTTTCTGGGGAAAACATTGCTATCTTCCACGAATGTTTCGCAGACAGCCTGACAAGTAAATTGTTCAGAAAAGTTGACTTTCCTGCGTTGGGTGTTCCTGTAATAATTGTGAACTCTGAACCTCGGAACGAGATATGTTCATCGAATTGATTAAAACCTGCTTTCAACCCATGAGGAAACCCATTAAGATATATGTCCGTTATTTTCTCCTTTACATCGTTTACCTTCTCAATGCCTTCTATTGGCACTTGATAGGCTTCGGCCACAACCTTTTGAAGAAGCTCTACTCCGTAATTAACTAGGATCTCATTAGCGTCCTTACATCCATCAGGTATATTAACATACCAAATCTTTTCTCTTCCTAGTCTTCGGGTTAACTCCTCACGAAGAGATAAACCTGCTGAGTCATTATCTGTAAAAATGATTACCTTATCCTTGTCGGCAAATGCGTCAATGCAGTTGTCAAGATATTTTAAGTTCTGATTACCCTTCGTTGCACCATTAGGAACGCTTACGACAGGGTAAATTTGAGCCTCCTCCAAAGATAGGGTGTCCATCTCACCTTCAACGATTACACACCAATCATAGCCCTCTATGGAGTTCAAGTTGTAAAGTATTAACTCAGCATCCTTCACCATACGAAAGTTCTTTGCCGCATCCCTGTACTTGATGTTGACTAAGTCACCTCCTCGGAAGTAATTAAAACATATGGCGTTTCTGTTCTCTCCAGCTTGTGGGAAGAAACATTCCTCCTCAGTAACTTTAAGTTTCAACAAAGTGTTGTTGGATATTCCTCTCTTCTCAAACCAAGAGAGGACCTTGTCGCTTACCTTTTGGAGTTTGGATGTTGGAATAAAGTACTCAACCTTGCGGTCCGACTTGTTCACGCTCTTACCCATGAAGGATTCACAGTTTGGGTAGTGGCACTTGTACACTCCTAACTCGACATTTACAGAGAGACTCTTGTCCTTCTTGTTACTTCTCGTGTCTTTGCAGAACGGACAGTTTACTTTTTGTTGTGCCGAGATATCCTTGCAGACAATTCCAAGGGCAGATAATTTTTGGTAGTTGCTCATATTTTATTGAAAAATCCTTTTTCAGCTTTATTTATTTCCTCTTGAGTTTTGAAGTGTGTGCTTCCGAATACATCCCTAACTTTAATTTTCTCTTCCTGAATCTTATAACCATCCTTAAACCAAACGTGCATCTTAAGTCTCCAATTTCTAACTGGAGATCCACTCTTGTCATGCCAATTACCATCGGTGTAGTAATTAAACGCTTTGATAGCGGCATCCTCTCTAAAACCTTTATCCCTAAAAAACACCTTCACTTCTTCTAACGTAGGTGGCACAAAACTATTTTTCGGTTTTTTTGCCAATGTATTTATATTAGTATTTGTATTAATATTAGTATTTGTATTAGTGTGTCTTTGTATAGGCATACTCTGACCGAGGTCGGCAAATCCCGATGTCGGCTTTTCCCGAATGTCGGGTTCCGTTAATGTCGGTTCTTCGTATACAATATGATTCCACCCCTTGAATACTTTTGTTTGTGGGTCAATAACTTTTACGCTAAGAATATAACCCTTCTCTTGGAGTTGTTTAAACACACGATCTATAGCCCCCTTAGACTCATTTGTTTTTTCGGGAAGACTTTTTTTGTAAAGCACCCAATCGGTGGGCAGGCTTAATAGGTAAACAAGCAATCCCTTCTCTTCAATTGTTATGGAACAATCTTGCAACAACTTGTTGCTTAACATGGTGAAGGCTTTCTCAGATTTAGCTCTAACGATTTGTCCTGTGTTCATAATGTGAGATAAAAATGCCCCGAAGAACAGGGAGGTAGAGGACTCACCTATTCAACAGGGCTAGTATTTGTTTATTTTGTCGGCCTCTACTCCAACGAAACAAAGATAATAAAATTACGCTGCTCTCCAAACACGAACTCCACCATCCGTTGATCGGGCAGTTAGTTCGTATTTCTTCTTTTTCTTTTGGTAAAAAAGTTTAGCAAGGTACTTTGATGTTTCTCCAGGAACAAAGAAAGAGTCTCCTACTTCCATCTCCGGTAAAACATATTCTGTTTTTCTACCTCTCCCACTTGTGCTTGGGATTGGTATATTTTTATCTACGTTCATTTTTGTTATGTGTTAATTATTGGCAAATATATAATATTAAAACCTATTTTGGAAAAATATTTTATTAACAACAATGTTAAAAAGTTATTGAACCTCGTTTAAAGATAATTAATACATTTGTGAAAATTATATAACAATGAACATTAAAGGAAAAATCAAATCGGTAGGCAACACCGAACAAAAGAGTGCCAAATTTTCTGTTAGAACATTTGTCCTAGAACTAGAGGGTAAGTACCCGGAGTTAGTAGAGTTCCAATTAGTAAATGACAACACACTCCTAATCAACCCATTCTCAGCAGGGGACGAAATCGAAGTCGAGTTCAACCTGAAAGGAAGGGAGTACAACGGAAGAGTATACAACTCTCTTCAAGTTTGGAAAATATCAGGGGAGACAAAACTAAAAAATGAACCCACACCACAAGCAGAAACTCCGCAGGGAGAGTCCGAGGAATCCAAAGACGACCTCCCATTCTAATATAAAAACAAAGTCCCCCTTATTTAGGGGGATTTTTGTATTTTTGGATAAAATTAACAATATGTTCTTTAAGTCCAAGAAAAGAAGAGAAAAGGAAGAGGAAGATAAAAAACCCCTACCAGTGCTTTGCAGTACCGTCTGCGTAGTATGGAACACCGAAGAAGAAATTGAAGGCAATCCTGGTCAAGGGTTATACGCTGAATATGTGCCTATAATATTTGATATAACAAAGGTTGCTGCTATCCAAGCAGACGTGGAGTTTCGTAATGATGGTTCAGCGTCTATAGGTTCAAGAACTTTGATATATATCATTGGTTCAACAGATCCTCTAATTATTGACGCTCCGTATAAATCGTTTTTAGAATATTTCACTCTTTTAAAATCTAACGAGTTTCATAACAACGCAAACTACTAAGTCTTTAAATCAGCTATATGACAATCCAAAAACTAGTACAGATACTCCACGCTAGACCAGGTTACTTAAAGTCAGGTCCAAGTTATATAGCAAGAAAATTTAAGGTTAGTCTACAAGATGCTACCGCAGCTTTAAAAGCCGCAAGAGTAGATAGAAAACAAGTTAATAGAAAGGTTGTAAAGGTTGAGTTGTCCAACGATTCTGATAATGTTATAACCGAGTTCGAACAGTATTTAGATAAAAATGGTATTGATCACTCGATGGTTAATTCTGTTAAATACTGGCAAAACATGAAGGGAGAACAAAGGTTCTCTGTAGTTACTAAAAGTGAGAGAAGAGCAGAAGAGATTCAAAAAGACATTGAAGAATTTGCGGCTAGTTATAGTCCTAAAGCTAGAGTAATAACTAAAGGCAGAGGACCTGACTACAAAGTGAAGTCAACTTTAGAAATTTCTCTTCCTGATATTCACTATGGAAAGTTAACCGATATAACCTTAGAAGAAATGGAAAAACAATTCCTTGATACAATCGAGGATTTAGTTAACAAAGGTCGAGGAATAAATATCGAGAAGATTCTGTTACCAATCGGAAACGATGGAATGAATACAGACGGCATGAGAATGGCTACAACAAAGGGAACCCCTCAGCATGATGTAATCGGATGGAAAGAATCGTTTAAAGGTTATTGGACTTTAATAGTTAGGGCAGTTGATTTTTTAAAAGACATAGCTCCAGTTGATATTATTGTTGTGTCTGGAAATCATGACTACGAAAGAATGTTTTATGCTGGGGATGTTTTATCAGGATGGTATCGAAACGACCCAAACGTCTCTGTAGACAACTCTACAATGCCTAGGAAATATTACAAGTACGGAAAAAGCATGATAATGTTTACCCACGGAGATAACGAAAAACCTAGTGATATGCCACTAATAATGGCTACTGAGCAACCTGAAATGTTTGCGTCAACTGAGTTTAGAGAAGCTCATTGTGGGCATTACCATAAAGAACAGGTAAATGAATATAGAGGCGTTAAGGTAAGATTCCTCCCTTCAATATGTGCGTTAGATGAGTGGCATAAAAAAATGGGTTATCAAGCATTAAGAACAGCCCAAGCGTTTATTTGGAATCATGACGAGGGTCTTGAAGGATATTTACAAAGCAATGTTAGATAAAATATAACAATTTACAGTTATGAAATTATACATTTTGTCATTCAATACTGCCTATGAGACAGAAAATATTAAGAAGGCAATATTGTTGCTCCCCACATTTACACAAGTACGAGATCACTAACAAAAAATGGGAACCGTTGTCCCCATTTTCTGCACACAAATAAAGAACACAATAACAAAAATCAAGCATCAGAACGATGCCGTACAAAAGTACACCAATTCATTCACAAAAAACACACTTAATATTTTCAAAATGAAGTATTTGAATTATTTGCCAGTAGTTATGAAATCAAAAGATCATCTCGCTGATGGAGTTGACATTGGAGACAAAAGAATTCACATGGTTATTAGAATAGCCTCCGAAGAGGCTGATTACTGGACAAACACAGATTGTGTTGTTTTTGAAGACTTTGGTAAGTGGAAAAAGGGAGACGAGGTATTTGTTAAATACGTTGAGATTAGAGAAGTTGTTGGGGCATATAGCGAGGGTAAAAACAAGCGTGTTATTGATGTTGGTGATCAGGAAGTTTTATTAGTTAGACCCGACCTTGTGTATCTAACGATTAGAGATGGTGAATTTATTCCTCAAGATGGATGGTGTTTAATTAAAAGAGTTCTTGAGAACCCTAAGACATCTTTACTTATTGTACCAGAAATGTATGACGAGAAGTATAAAGAAAATGAGTGGGAAATAATTGCCGTTGGTGGGCCTTCTCCTGAAAGTGAGCGTGCATACGGAAAGGATGCCTTACCTCCTGTAGGTAAAATTATATTAGGAAAAGATAGTGCTGGAATTCCATTGGAGGCAGGACTAAACAAAAAGTTGAAAGAAGAATATCATCTTATCAGACACAACGAAATATTAGCGTATGAAGTTTGAACATAATGAGTTTAACAAACTAAAATACCCGATTCATAAAATACCATTAGGCACACCTGTGCTTTTTGAGTTCTCTGACTTATCTAAGTTCTCTATAATATTTGCGGCAAACGATTTACCTAAGAAGTTAGATCCCGATATTGTTATGCGGTACTTGATTTATATGTACGACTTAGGTTCTCCAGGTCAGGGTATTCCTGACTTGAAGAGAAGAAAAGTGTGGGCATTGCAATGCTTAAACCTTGAGCCTCCATACGATGATGTAATTAAGGATATGCTCAACTGGAAAATAAAGGGAGTGAACAGAAGGGCAATTTATTTCCTTATGTTGATGGGTGGCGAGCAGTACATGGTTTGGAAGTCTGCTGAAGAGGCTCTCTTGCGTTATACCGAATTAGAAATTAAATTAGAGGCTGAAGATGAAGTTGCTCAAGCTAAAATAGTTCAAGCAGAAAAGACTCGAAGGGAAATTATTAATATGACCATGAGTCAAATTACAGCTTCAAAGACTCAATTCCTACAAGGTGAAAAGAGTAAGGAACTAGAGGAAGAGTTGACCGAGTTTACTTTGCTAGACTCTTTAGGCATAAGACCTGAAGAGTATATTCGTGAGTTTGAACAAAATGGCGATGTATTCCCAGAGATAGATGCGTGAAGTAAAATATAAATATAATAAACCCGAGGAGTTCATTGTTGTTAATAACGATGATGAGGACTTGTACCCAACAAAAATAAAAGTTCCCACTCTTGAGGAGTATTATAAATTACCTTACGAAGAGGCAATAAAAAAAGTTGAAGGGTATGGACTTCCTCCCGAAAAACAGAAGTTTACTTACCAAGATATGCCCTCAAAGTTAGTAGAGATAGAGTCTATTATCCGTAGAAAGAAACAGATGAAGCCTAAGGATGTTGTGAAGTTAGAGGATATTGACGAGGAGTTGTTTAACGATGTTTCCCACTACTCAAAAGAAATAAATTGGATTAAGAGACAAATCAAAAGGCACTACAAGGGTTATTTCTTTTTTAATAACGGCACTCCAACATATATGCCTGGGTGTCAGTACACATACTTAAACTATTGGCCAATTGGTAATGGAAGGAATACAAAGGGTTTAGCGGAATATAGAGACAGAGATAGGAAATGGTTTTTGACTGTTATGTATGCGTACACAACGCAAGAGGCTTTCTATAAGTTTAAGGTCGTTTACCTTGAAAAGAAAAAGAGTTATGTTCGTTACTTCAATATGCAAAAGAGCGTGGATGAGTTTAAAGAAAAACATCCCGACTGTTATGTGGAAAAAGGAGAGTACACGATAGACACAGGCGAGAGAACAACATACGGAGTTATCTATCCAAAACACCGAAGAGAGGGGGCAACCTCTCGTGCAGGTTTCATGAATTGGTATGTAACAGCAACCTTAGGTATACAAAGGTTTGGTGGTATACAGAGTATGTCCGACTACCACTCCACGCAAGTGTTTGTGGATCACATTGCAAAGCGTCTCCGTAGGATGCCCTTCTTCTTTAAATTAATGACCGAAGGATCTTCTGTTCCAAAGGAGGCAATACAATTTACTGCTCCTGCAAACAGAACAGCAGGTGGTGTTGGTACTACTTCTCTTCCTCCACACGAGGGTTGGATAAACCACAGACCATCTGGAGAGAGAGCATATGACATGGAAAAACTTCACTTTATTCACCACGATGAGGTTGGAAAGATTGACCCAAAGGCAGGTATCAATATCAATGTTGTTGATAGATGGAGAGTTGTTATGAAGTGTCTCGCACAGGGACCATACATTCATGGCATCGGTCTCCTCACCTCGACATTAGGTGAGATGGAAAAGGGTGGTGGTGAGCAGATGAAAAAACTTATTCTAGGCTCTCGCTTCAACGAGAGAAACGACAACGGGCAGACAATGACTGGACTTCTCACTTTATTTTTTCCTGCCCATGATGGCTTGGATGGTTTTATTGACGAGTTCGGAAACTCTATTATTGAAGACCCGGAGAAGCCAACAAAGAATGTTGATGGAAAGTTTGTGTCAATGGGTGCAAAAACATACCTCCAAAACAAGAGGAGAGCATTCGAAATGAACGGAGACCAAACGGGACTCATTGAGGAGATGCAAAACTTCCCGATGAATTTGAAAGAGTGTTTTATGTCGGCATCAAAAGACTCTTCTTTCCCTGTACTAAAAATAAGAAAGAGAATTACAGAGTTGACGTTTGAAAAACACAAGACCCGTAGGTACAACTTTGAGTGGGAGAATGGAAGATGCTCTCGTGTGAAATTAGTTGAAGATGATGAAGGTAAATTTATCATCTCTCACTTACCCCCATCGGGTGCTAGGAATATAAAAGAATGGGACTCGGAGTTGGAGTCTTGGAAGCCAGGTTGGACCGTTATGAATAAGTTCGTAATGGGAGCTGACCCTGCTAAATACGAATCTCATGAGGTAAGTGGTAAGAAGAAGTCTTACAACGCAGGTGCTATGTACTACAAAAAAGATGACCACCTTGACGGAGACACAGGTCTACTCATTAAGCCGAGAGGAATGTGGGCATCCGATAAGTTTGTCCTCACTTATAAACAAAGAGATGTAGGAAGGGAAGAGTATTGTGATGATATGGCGATGGCTTGTATGTTCTTCGGAGCAATGTTATACCCCGAGATGAACATCACCTTCCTTTACGAAAAGTTTTTAGATTGGGGATTAAGGGGATATCTCTTATACGACATGGATGAGAATGGATTCAGAAAGCCGTTGCCTGGTAGGATTACTACGGACGGCTCAAGCAATTCCGCAAAGCAAGACATCTTTGATTGTTGGGAACATTACCTAAAAAATGGCGTTGAGGGAGAGAACCACATCGAGATTTTAGAGGAGTGTGCCAACATCGATGGTAAGCAAGAAATGACAAAATACGATTTATTTGCTGCTGGAGGCTACGCACTTTTGGGAAGTAAGTCAGTTTACCCTAAATTTGTAGAATTAAATGAGCAGTCTATGAATATAGATTCAAAACTTTTTGATACATTTGATTATTATTAAAGTATGAGCGAATATACAATCTTGTGGCCAAAGGATGATATTGATCCTAAAAAGAAAGACAACAACTGGTTGTCTCAAATAGGCCGTGCTATTTTTTATCGTTACGAAAATAACAAAACTTATTTTGGCCGACAAGATATTGCTCGTTTATTTGAGATAAGAAACTACTCTGAGGGCAGACAAAACCAACAGAAGTATATTGATATGTGGATTCAGCGAGGGGAAGAAAAGACAAGTCTATCAAGCCCTAACGCACAAGCTCAACGTATTCGTAGAAAAGGTTACGCAAACATGAACTTTGAGATTTTCTCAATAGCACCTGAGTTAAAGAGAGTTATTCATTCTGTTATAGGTACTGATAATCAGCGTATTCAAGTTGATTGTATTAACCCGGAGATTAAAAATAAGAAAGCGTTAGATAAGGCAACCCTTTACGTTAAGTCGAAGATGGAGCCTTTAATGAAAGATTTAGGAATGCCGCAAGTTGGTGAGGGAGAATTTCTACCTCAGAACCCTGGTGAGTTAGATGTATTCGAAAGTCTTGGTGGGTTTAAACAAAA